GGTCGAGCGTGATGGTGAATAGGTTTGTCCGTCTCCTGGTGTCCAGGTTTGACAAGCAAAGCAATAGCTGTGCCCATCAGAATACAGACTATTAGCGTCTGAACTTCCGCAAGACGGACAGGGTTCATGACGTAAAAACTCGCTCTCGCTCGTCGTTTCCTCGTGGTTGAACGATGAAGCATTCATAGTCATCCAGGGCTTGTTCAAAGCCTTCGAGTACGTCTTGTGCGGAAGAGGTTTTATCGAGTGCCATGATCAAATAATAGGCACAGTCTTTGATGGTCCGTAGATCAGCCATTGAGGATAGCCTCTCGAATGGAACGACGAAGCTCTGCGTAAGCTTCAGTTTGATTCTTGTGGTAATCCAGCCAATCGTCAACAGCTTCATAAAATCCCTTAACAATGTTTGCACCGTAAGAGGATTCTTTAGCATCGACATCAGCAAGGATGTCACTGAACTGTTCAGCGTAAAACTCAACAGTTCCGTAAGCGTGTGTCATGTAAACCATTCAATGGGGATGGAATGAAATGCACACCACTTGATGTCATTCTTTTCACACCAAGCAGCATACGTGGTTTTAGAGCGTTTATCGATCTTGTTGTAAGGGGCTTGAAACACCATCCGAATGTCAAGGTCAGGATGCATAGCTTTGACAGCCAGCATCTTGCGACGATCTTCAGGTGTGAACTGCCCCTTGGTTTCAAGATAGACACCATTGGGGAGGAGAAAGTCCGGTGTGTAGTTGCATTGCAACACGTAGGGAACCTTGGTGCTCTCGTATTCAAATGGAACGCTCAGTTCTTGTAGAAGGTCAGCGACTTTCTTTTCTAGACCTGAGCGATACTTCATTCGTCGATTGCCTTCTCGATGATCTCTTCAACGATCTCAGACACAGCACGACGCATTTCGTACTTGAAATCGGATCGATCAGCTTTGAATCGTTGAACAGTAATGCGAGGAAGTTCAACAGTCAACGTGGCTTCATACAGCCCGCCAACTTCAGACTTCACAACGTCGTATTCAAAAATCATCGGTATCCTCGGTGGTGTTAGGGGTTACATTCGGTTCGTTTGCCTTGAAGCCTTTAGTCTGACCGAAAAGGGCCGCGGCTTCAGTCGCGTCAAGATCTCCACCATCCACACCAGCAGAACCACTAGCTTGGATGACTTGGATCGCTTGCAATTTAAGAGACGTGCCATAGCTGTCGTCAGGAAGAGTGTAAGGCTTCTGGCGGAAAGCTACTTTGACAAGGCTGCCGGAGTACAAAGGGATCTCCTCAGTGATCGGTGTCCCCTCGCTGTCCACAATGGGAACAGGCGAGTCAGGAGACCACTTAAACTTCACTTGGTACATACCTTGAGAGACTTCCTCCCAGGGTTCAGGCTTACAGACAGAACGACGAGGGTTCTTTACCTTGCTTTTGCACCACTCAAGGAGTTCAGTGCGAGTAGCTTCAAGTTGTTCGACAACAGACTCATCCACAATGCAGGAAAGGTTGAGGTTGCCAAACTTGCTCGGCTGGAAGACAGCTTGATAGCCTTCAAGACGAACTGGGGTTTGGGTGACGATGGTTTTAGACATCAACAAAAGAAATAGGTGGAGGCCAGAACGTTTTCGGGACGAAGGTCACCAATGATAGGTGGCTCCGTCTCTGCCCCGATCTGACGGGCAAAGTCTACCAGGAAATCATGCTCTGCAAAGAGATGCATGTAGGTTTCCCTGACAATGGTAGACAAAGATGTCATGTCAGTAGCACGACACAACACTGAGTCATGGATCAATGCAATAGGTGCATCAAACCTAACTGTAGCTAGATGGAGGAGACTTGAATCTAAAGAATGTATTAGATTCGGAGCTGTTGCATTTTTGTGATGCAAGATGTCTACCTTGTCGCTGTCTTCAGTTGCAACAACTATTTTGACACGACCCATCAATTGAAGCTTGACTTCTTCAGTCAGCTTTTTCATCAGACGTTGAGTGACAACAAATCCAGAAGGGGTGACCCATTGAATCTCTTTTACTCCACGTCTAATAGCTTTAGCTACCTCTAACTCAATCCAACCCATGACAGCCATGGGACCAGGAACAATTTCATGCATAGCATCTCTTACAGCTTTGACAGTCGCTGTTAGATCTTCTTTAGAGACCTCGACACCTTTCTCTTTCAAAGCTTCACGAATGTAGCCTCGATTAGAAAATGGTTTAGCATTGTAAGGGATGGTCATGACGGTTCTTTTGGTCACCTTCCTATCCATATAAGGACGGATTGACTCAGGAACGTGAGGTTTAGCTACCTCAGCTATGACTTTGTATGCATCCTGGGGTTGGTCAGAAGGAGTGACATTGACAAGAGACGCAGTTGATTTGTCTTTGGCTAGACCAGCAAGAATTTGAAGACCACTACATGTAGCATCTGTAGCAACCATCAATCCAGTGAATTGACGATCACATTCAATGACACAATGGTAGTACTCCTCACATGCTGCAAGGAATTGCCAAGGTTCATCAGCTGCTTCCCATTCAGAAAGACAACCAATTGGGTCTGTAACTATGTGACTGATTAAGTTGTGATGGTGATTAGCCCATTCTAACCTTTCTTGAATAGGAGATTTATCAAGACCGTAAGTTGTAGCTACTTGGAAAGCTAACCACTCTTCTGCTTCAGGAGTCATGAAAGACTCATCAGCAAATCTCAATAAACTTTTACCGAAGTCAGTGTCTTGTGGAGTTAGAAATGCAGGAATTGCGTATGCCCTCCCTCGATAGTCGAATGACCAAGGAAGATAGAATGTCTTTTCCTTTCTAAACAAGTCCACTGCTTGCATTGTCATCCTCGTTCTGCATGACCTCTTGAATGAAGCTGCATTCTGATTCATGACTTCTGCTGCCCTTCTTCGATAGTCTTTACGACTCTCCTTATTGTCAGCTATATCAGCTGGCTTAGGAGGAAGAGGGATTTCTATTACAGGTACGAACTTACCAACTTGAATTCCTTTCTCAAGGAAGTGGTCTGCTACCTCCACAATGAATGGATTTAGCTTGAGTGCCACCTTCTGAATCTTGTTTAGGAATTCAATGGGAGTTTCCCCCTGTATACATGGGACACCTCGTCGCACCATGTCGTTACCACGTCTGACCTCATTCAGAAGGTAGCCACCTTGACGCTCATTGGTCCAATCGTTTGGCTCAATAAGCATTGGGTATGCTATTGGACTGAACAGTTCAGCCTTACTGATGATGTCATCTTTGACAGCAGCAAACTCAGGGGTCGGTATGATGACCTGCCGTTTCTTACCGCTTATGTAAGACCAGTGTGGCATGAACCAACCACTTGTCTCACAAATGCAGTCAAGTAACCAGCAGCCAAGTTTGACACGCATGGTTCGAGGCCATGTAATCCACTGAAACACATCGTCGTAGCGGTTCATCATTGTGCGAACAATGACAAACTTCTGCTGTGTACCCGTCGTGTTGTGCCAATAGTTCTTCTTGATTGTATTCAAGAGACCAGGGTACTCACGCTCGTAGTACTGCATCTGAGCTTCTTGCTCAATTGATGTGCCAATGCTGTCAGCTACATTGACAAGAAGGTTTGAATCATCTGTCTGACCAAACACTTTGTCAAAAGTAAGCTTCAATGCAATGGCAGCAGCAGCTGCAGTGTCAATCGGATCAAGATACTCCTTGATCTCCTTGAACATTACACCGTTGGTGCCTCTATGAATACGATCCTTTGTGTCGTCAATGCGTTTGATAAGGCTGGGAAGCAACATGTCGATGCTTGCACAACCATAAATCGAAGCACTGGCGTAGTCCTTCTTTTCAAGGTCCTTGACGTTCTTGTGTAGTTTCTCTACACCAAGACGAATTGCTTCCCTTTCAAACTTAACCTGACGGTCAATTTCACTCGGGGTCGCCATTCAAATCAATCGGTTGAACAAGGTCTTGCATGTACTCGTAATCATTAACATCGAAGAATGGATCATCGATATCATAATCACTCATCATCGTCATCGGAATCGTCAAGTAGTGCATCGCCAGGAAACAGGTGGTGAATGGAATCGTTGTCTGCTACTACAAACTCCGTATCAGGAGTACTGAGTAGCTGCTCAACCTTAGCATAAGCTGCGTGCTTTCGCTGGTAGGTATGCTCTTTAACTTTGCCAGTCTTAAGATTCATTTCACGAATGATGCAGTATACAGAAGACGGTAGCTCCCATCCTGCAACCTTCCATGTCATAATCTCCTCGAAAGTGTGCCGATGAAAACAATCATCGGGGGCTTCCGCGTATTCTTGCCAGTTGTTTGGAAAATACTTTTTTGACATCCGTCGTGATTGTGAATTGTGATGGTGACAGAAAAGCCTGGGACTTACGCCTTTCGGCTGCCCAGGGTAGTCATATGTCGAGGTAGTACTCGCGTGGTTTTGGCTTGATCGACTGAGTGAGTGGATCCCACTTCCTGTCAACTGCCATCACTAGCCCGTCTTCCTCAAGGTCTCGAAGGATGGAGTTCGTGACTCGCTGCTTGGCTGTGCTCAAGCCTAGCGCGTTTTCGACCTCGTAGCAACGCATCCCTGGGTGTTGTTCAAGAATGTTCATGATTGACACCCTGAGGTCGCTGTAAGAGCGATCAGGCGCTGTGTTGTAGGCATGGTAGCCACGGGCTTCCAGAAGCTGAGCCAAGCCCAGCAGAGTGCGATGCTTGAAACGTTGGAGGGTGGTGCGAATCATGATTAGCCGCAGTAGACAACGGATTCGGGTTGGAAACCAAAGTGTTCAGCGATTGCATCCCACGATTGCGTCAGCCAGTACATCTCATTGATGTGCCTGATGATGACACGATAGCATGAATGCTCGGGCTCGTGGTGAATGTCAGACTCGGGAATGTTAGAATTCGTAACATCCTCAGCATACTTGCTATCTATCCAGAGTTCAATCATCGATCATCTCCATCGAGAATGTCCAGGATAGCAGACTCTAAGGCATCGCAACGGTTACCCCATTGCATCTTAGCTGGAAAGGTGTCAGCCATGCTTAGCTGTTCTTCACAGTAGATCAGGTCAGCACGTAGCTTTTCTAGATCAGTCATTAATCAGCTCCAATTGTTTGAAGTGAACATGATCCATGCACGAATCATCATCATGCAAGTCAAGCATATCAGTGTCAGTATGACTGACTAGCTGATTGAAAAGGAAGTTAACGAACTCCCTATCTGTCATTGCGTCAAGCATAGGTTACTGCCTTCCGACTAGGACCGTGAGCATGAACATAAATGTCAGCCCGAGAACCATTGCACAAACCGCAAGTAATACACTGCGCCGTGCTATGCTCCACAGTAGCTGGACAGAGCTTGGCATGAGATACCTTGGCGTTGACTGCTGCCACTGTAAAGGTGGACCAGCCCATTGCTTTGGCATCGTAATGATCCTTAACACTGTCACAGCTAGCCATCAACGTGCCTTTCGCCCACTGAGCCCAGGGCTGTTGCCACTGGTGTGTGTAGCCTGTATGACCGTTTGCGTAGCTATTGAGCCCACGAACGATAGAGTCAGGCAGTACAGCAGGATCACCATAGGCACCCCAGCGTATCTTTCGATTGCTGAGAGCTTTTGTGACCGCATCATAATGCAGGCGAATGTGTGGATACTTGCCAGCCTTCCATGCTCGGTAGACAGACAATGGTGCCTGTCCCACGTTGACGTAGCATGTCCTGACTCCCATGGCATTCTTGCGATGCGGACAATTGCCACATATCGCAACATCACCACCGTCCTGCACATTGTCAACGGGGTCACCGTTCTCGGCAAGGATCCAGACCTGAGCCATGTTGCCAGTCTTGCGATTGGCGGACTCCATGGTAAGGATAGCCACAATGGGCTGGTGGTTGATGGGAGACAGACCACGCCATAGG